CAGCCTACAAAGTGGCAAGCCATAGGAACACAAAGAGGGTATCCATCAATTTACGAAATTCCAGGAACTGATATAGATGTAGACACAGTTACAACTGATGCTTCTGCAGGCACAAACGGAATTGGTTCATCATTAGTAACAGTGAATACTGTAGGACCACACGGTTTTGAACCTGGTGATGCATTTACAATTATTGGATTTACAAATGGTATACCAGGAACTGGTAGAGCACAAGGTTCATTTGTTGTAAACACTATCCCAACTAACTTGTCATTCACTTACTATGCAAAAGCAAAAGTAGGATCAGTTAATGGTACAGCGATACACACGACTTTCACTCAGTTGAGAGCGGCAGGATTTTATTCAGGTGCAACAATAGGAAGACCGACATTCAGTGTTGCATCTAATGGAGCAAATGGAAACTTTATTTTACCAATTGGTGGATTAAGTGGAGCAACAATTATACCATTCCAAGATGCAACTTTGCCTGAGATAGGTGCACCACTTACAGGTGGCGGATTGTCAACAGGAACACAAATTACAGCAGTAACTGGTACAGGTAGTACACTTGCAACTCCAGACGTACAAGGTGACTACACAGCGGGTGCAACAGAAATTAATGTAGTTGACTCTGCAGGAATTTTACAAAACAGTATCATTGACAGAGGAGATGGATTTGGTGTTGCAATCACTAACGTATCAGGAAATGCTTTAACTTTAAGTTCAGGTCTAACATCAAACTTAATAGGTGACGTTACAAATTACACAAACATAGGTGGATTTAATGTCAACCCTGAAGGACAAAATTTTGCTTGTGATGTATTCAACAACGCAGGAGTATACAGTATTACTATTTCTAACTCAGGTCAAAATTATGCAGTTGGTGACGCTATTATAATTACAGGTGACTTAATTGGAGGAGCCACTCCAGCAAATGATTTAACAATAAGTGTTGCATCTATAGACACAGGTGGAGAAGTTTTAACTTACACACTTGACGGTGATGCATTCACAGGATCAGGATCTAAAACAAATATTTCTGGAACATTTAACAATGGTACAGGATCAGGTGGCGGTTGGGACGTTACAAAAACTAATAATTCTTATTCAGTAAGTTTAAGAAATCCAAGTTTTACATCTGTAGAAGGTGCTGTTGCAGGCGGTTCAGGTTCTGGATTGGCATTAGATATTACAATTAATGCAAACAGTTATTCAGCAGTGCTAGGTGGTAGTGATGCAAGTTCAGGTTACGTAATTAATGACGTGGTAGAATTCACAGGCGGTACTTTTGGCGGAACAAGTAACGAAAATTTATATGTTAGAGTAACTGGTGTTTCAGGTACAGGAGCAATAACAGGCTTTTCAACGTCAGGAACGGCTCCAGATGCTCAAGAAGATTACAACATTGGCGTAGGTGATTACACAGCAAGTCTTTCAGGTGCAGGTGCAACATTTACAGTGACAAGACAAGGCACAACATACTCTGCAACAACAACTGGCTTAGGTTCAGGATTTGTAACGAATGAAACTTTATTAATTGCAGGAACACTTTTAGGTGGTACAAGTCCTGCAAATGATTGTACAATTACAGTTGACGGTGTTGATGGAAGTGGTGGAATAATTCAACAAACTCCAACAGGTACAGCAGTAAACAGCAAAACTTTTACAGATGTAGCCACAGGTTCAAATTTAATTGGTACAGGTGCGTCTTTTGATGTTGCATTAAGTGGAACATCTTACAACACAATTACAGTAAACAACGCAGGATCAAACTACGGAGTAGGACAACAAATTGTGATTCCAGGTACAAGTTTAGGTGGTGTATCGCCAACACACGATTTAACTGTTCAAATTACTGCTTTAACATCTCCAGCAAGAGGTGTAGATACTTTCAACAACAGTGGTACAGCCTCAAATGGTGGAACAGCAGGATATACTGTAGGTGATTTAATAAAAATAGAAGGTTCAACATTAAATGGTGTGACTGGCACTAATGATGCAATTATAAAAGTTGCAAGTGTCAATGGTGACACATCAATTAACACTTTCACAGTGACAGGATCTGCCACAGATGCAGTTGTAGATTATTCTACACCTAATTTCACAGGCGGTGATGGTGTTGGTGCAAACTTTACAGTAACTAGAACTGGTACAGTTTACAGTGCAACAATAGATGCTCCAGGTACAGGTTACAATGCAACAAACCAAATTACTATTGCTGGTACTGAAGTTGGTGGATTATCACCAGCAAACGATGTCACAATTACAGTTGATTCTGTAGATGGTGGCGGTGGTGTTGCTACAACAACTGTAAGTGGTACAGCAGTAAATGTTCAAGATTACACAGATGTAAATGCAACTAATCTAGTAGGACAACTTGGAAGTTTTGATATTGTATTGGCGGCAGGTAATTATTCAGTCACAGTAAACGGTGTTGGACAAGATTACGGTGCTGATCAAACATTCACTATATTAGGTACAGATTTATTTGGAACATCACCAACTAACGATGCAACAATAACAATTACCAGTGTAAACGCATCAGGCGGAATCACAGGAGCAAATATTTCAGGTACTGCTAATACAGGAAGTGCAAGTACATTAGGCGTAACAGGAACAAATAGACAACCACAAGGTGTTGGTGCAACTTTCAGTGTTACAAGATCAAATCAAACTGATTCTTCTACAACATATCTAGAAGTCATTGGTAGTGCAACAGGATCTAACTATGCAGTAGGTGATAGAATCACTTTACAAGGTCAAAGTTTAGGTGGTAGTTCACCTGCAAATGATATAACAGTAACAGTCCAAGGTGTTAATACAACAGGTGGAGTGTTAACTAATACACATTCTGGTGTAGCGGCATCAGGTACAGGTATTTCAGTGTACTCAAGTGTAACAATATCTGAACCAACTGGATCAAGTATCGCCCAAAACACAACATTGACATACGCGGCATTGGCAACAATGCAGATTGACTTTGAAACTCCACATGGACTTGTACCTGGAGATGCTTTCTTGGTCACAATACAATCAGATGATGGTGCAAACAATCACTTGTTAGCGTCAGGACCGTTTTTAGCAACGTCAATTCCAACAACAACGCAATTAAGATATCAAGTAAGAGCACCAGGCACAATCACAGACACTGCTTGGCAAGGATTTATATATGTAAGACCAGACTCTTTCTTTGTTCACAGACCATTTGATGGTGGTGTGCAATTAGGAACAGGTGGTCCACAACACGGTGCACAGGCTATACGTCAATCTAAAAAATATATCAGATACCAATCAGGTAAAGGTATTATGTACACAACTGGTGCCTTGTTTGCACCAAGTTATGACTTGTTAAATGTAACAGCAGATGCAACTTCAGTTGGATCAACAATTACAGTTGACACAGATGATACAGACCATGGATTACAAGTAGGTTCAAGAGTTAGATTAATAGGAATTGAAACGTCGGGATACAACGGCTACTACACAGTAGCAAGTGTTACAAGTGAAAGAAGATTTACAGTACTTGCAGTACAATCATTAGGATCTACAACAGCAGAGTTTGGTGATCAACCACAAGTGTCATTATCAAATTGGAATGGTGCAACTGTACGTTCAGGAACATTTGACGATCAAAACGGAATTTTCTGGCAGTACGATGGCGGAAATTTATCAGTGGTACAAAGAACTTCAACAAGACAAATCACAGGTACAGTTACAGCAACACCTGACTCCAACTCAATCACAGGTGATGGTACAAGATTTAGAGAACAATTAAAAGCAGGTGACAGAATTGTAGTAAGAGGAATGACTCACGTTGTTGCTCAAGTAACTTCAAACACACAGATGTTTGTTACTCCGGATTACAGAGGAGTAAATGTATCAGCAGGTGTTAAGGCTTGTTTAGTGTTGGATAAAGTTGCAAAACAAAGCGAATTTAATTTAGACAAAATTGATGGCACAGGTCCAAGTGGATATAATTTTGATCCAGGAAAAATGCAGATGATCGGAATACAGTTTTCATGGTACGGGGCTGGATTTATTGATTTCATGACAAGAGGTTCAAATGGTGACTTTGTGTTTGCTCACAGAATGAGAAATTCAAACGTTAACACAGAAGCATTTATGAGAACAGGTAACCAACCTGTACGTTATGAAGTTGCAAACGAAGGACCAAGTGGTAAATTAGAATCTAACGTAAATGCAACTGCAACAGAATTACCATTAATAGATGCATCGTTCTTCCCAACTACAGGTGGAACAGTTTATGTTGATAATGAAATCATAACATTTACAGGTGTGTCAGGAGACAAACTAACAGGATGTACACGTGCGGCACAGTTAACAAACTTTGCTTCAGGTGCCACAAGATCATATTCGGCTGGTCCGGCTTCGGAACACTTTAGAAATACAGGTGTTGTTTTAATATCTAATACAACATCACCTATTATATCACACTGGGGATCAGCATTTATTACAGATGGTAATTTTGATGAAGACAGAGGATACTTATTCAGTTACTCAGCATCTGGATTAGATATCACAACAACAAAACAAACTGTGTTCCTATTAAGACTAGCACCGTCTGTATCAAATGCATTAACAGGTGACCTAGGAGATAGAGACTTGTTAAACAGAGCCCAGTTGCTATTGGATGGACTAGAAATAACTTCAGATACACCGGCTTCAGGTACTAATGGACAGATTGTAATTAATGGAATTTTAAATCCACAAAACTATCCAGTTGATCCAAGTGATATTGGTTGGACAGACTTAACTGGAGTTGCACAAGGTGGTCAGCCGTCATTTGCTCAAATTGCACCAGGTGGTTCGGTTGTATGGAACTCAGGTACAACAACTACAACTGCAACAGCATTGACAACTAACGCAATGACATCAACTGCTAATCACTGGTTCAACTTAGGTGGAAACAGAAACTACGGTTACTTCTTACAAGCAGATTGGGAGAACAAAGGTCACGTAGTTGGTATGGAAGTTACATCGGGACAATTCCCAGCAGGTACAACTGTAACACAAATTCAAGATAGAGGTTCATACTACTTGGTTTACTTCTCGCAAAGACACACAGGTTTAAGTGGTGGTCAAGCAGTAGACTTTAGTTATGGTGGAGATATTTCAAACTCTAACTACTTGTTCTTCCAAGAAGCATCTTGGTTGGCACTTGGTGCTACAACAGGAACAGAGGTAGACTTTGATACATCAACAGAGTTTCCGGCAGGTGCTTCAGTTGTATCCATTGCATCAGTACAGTCATTTGGTGCAACAAGTTATTACCGTGTAACATTTAACCAATCGTTCCAAGGAACTATTGCAGGTGGTACAGCGATATCATTTAAATTTGGTCAACCACCATACGCACAGCCAGGTCAGAGTATTTTCTCTTTCGTTGCACAGCCAGGTGAAAGATCAACATTGGCACTTTCATCTATCCAAGAACTTACGAATACAACATTGGGTGGTAGAGGAACGTTCCCTAACGGTCCTGACGTGTTAGCAATTAATGTATCTAGAACAGCAGGTACAGGCGGTGTACCATCAACAGTTACACTGCGTTGGTCAGAAGCACAAGCGTAATTTTATCTATTTTTTAAAGTAATTTTTTTGCTAGACTTTGTTGGTCAGCAGGATTTCCTGGAGTCTTTTGTCCATCACCAGGTATAACTCTATAGTTGTCATCTGGATCATCCATTGTACTAACTTCAGTCACACTACCTGTATCCGTTGTACAAATTAATTGATGTGGCATCAATGGAGGATTGTGCCATGTTTCACCAGTTTTCAATGGCTTTTCATAAAGTGTTGCAGTTTTGGTGTCAATATATCTTAATCTAAATTCACCGTCATTCACAAACCAAGTTTCATCTTTGTTTTTGTGAAAGTGCATAGAAAATTTTGCATCTTTTTTTGTAAAAACTAAAAACTTTCCGCAATAGTGTTCGTTGGATGCCCATATAACTTCATATCCCCAACCTTTTGTAATTTTATCACCTTGTTTATTAAATTTTTTCGACATATTGTTCAATTGTGCTCCAATTTACATTAACAAATTTATTTACTTTAGAATTGTCTGCCTGTGTGTAACTTTGATAATGCTTTCTTATATTTTCCGGCATTGGTATTTCTTCAATTTTGGCATTGTATTTTTTTGCAATAACTTCAGCAACGTGTTTAAAACTAACATTAGTACCAGTGCCCACATTAAACACACCAGAAGTATCTGCTTTTAACATTTGACTGTGTACTTCACAAACATCATGCACACTAACAAAATCACGTGTAAATTTATCACTGCCTTCAAAAATTTTAATAATGCCATTATCTTTTGCTTGTTGTATAAACTTGCTTACAGGACTCATTTGATTACCTTTATGTTCTTCCATAGGACCATATACATTAAAGTATCTAAAACCTTGCACCAGTACATTAAATTGTCCTGCTTGTTTTATAAATCTATCAAACAAATATTTGCTCCAAGCATATGGAGATTGTGGTGACACTTGAGCGTCTTCATTAAAGTTGGTTGCATTACCATACACACTTGCCGAACTGGCATACTGAAAGTTAGTACCCATTTGTTCACACATCTGTAACAAACGCATACTGTATTCATAATTTTGTGTAAGAATTTTATCTACATCAGTTTCAGTTGTTGAACTTATTGCACCTAAATGAATTATCCAATCATACTTTGATGGATCAGGATATACATTTGGTGTATATTCAAATCCTTCAACTTCGTTATCATTTTCTAGATGTTGTATTAAGTTTTGTCCTATAAAACCTGCGCCACCTGTAACTAATATTCTCATTTAAAATCCAAAGTAAGTAAACTTGCCATCCCACTTGTATTTTGTGTAAAACAAATTATTTTTTTCTACCATATTAACATCTAATTCATCATTTGTCAAATAATGTTGTAAAAATTCATTGTCATCTATATTAATAGACAAAGCAGGAGCCAAACAATCTTTTATCCAATTTGCGTGTGTGCTGATTGATGGATGTTTATCTTGTTCGACTTTTTTACGTTTTGAAAAAAAACTAATAGGGTCTTGATCCTTGTATGTGACATTTATTACTGGCGATTTGACATCATCGGCATAACTTTGTATTGGAGTTACCCAGTTTTCATAAATTTCTTTATTGTGTACAAATGGTTGATCTTTTAACAAATTGGGAACATCTACACTACTAGTTATTGCCCACTTGCAATCTAAACTTTTTAAAAAATTAATGGTCAAACTAATATAGTTATGGTTCATGTACATATAACTTTCTTCATTCCATGTCTGTTTTATCCAAGGTTCCTCAATTTGTTTCATCCATATGTTACCGCCAGCACGCCAATTGCCAAAAGGCAAAATGCCCATTGAGTGAATATCTAATCTATTAAAGTCTGTAAATTGCACAACAACAAAATCATCTTTTGTAATAGTGTTTTTTGTTAATGCTTCATGTACTCTCTGCATAATTGCATTGTTGCCTAGTCCACTAATTGCCCAATTTTGAGAATCATCAAATTGATATCCTAGCAAATCACTCCAACAGGGCCAATAGTAATTTGTGTAACTACAACCAAATGTAAACAATTTCATTTTAATCTATCTTATCACACCATTTAACAATTTCATTCCATTGCTCTCCGGTCAATATATCCTTGTACATTGAATTTTCATGAAATCTTGGAATAAAATTAATATTAAGTGCTACTCTTGAATTTGCATTTGTACAAGTTGTGCCCGAGTGTTCCATGTGACTAGGAAATAACACTATTCTATTTGCAACACTTTCAACTTTGTCACCGTCTTTAAATGCAGTGTATCCATCGTTAGTATTCATATAGTAAATCCCAGTGATACTTAAAGGTACCATACAATCACAATGGTATCCATGCACGTAAATTTTGTCTGCTCTTGGCACTAGATTAGCCTTAATTCTTACAAAAGTATTTGGATGAATCCTATTAAAAATAGGAAACAGCATTTGCCAATTGTCTTGTTCAGTAACAATATTTCCATCTTCCCTCAACACATGATGAGTAAACTGGTATTGATGTTTTTGACTTTCTGTTTCCACTTGAGATTCATCTACAACATAATTTTTAAAATACCAAGGAAAATGTTCTCCAGCATATCTTTCTAAAATTGGTTTTGCCTCGTTATCCGGCAAAAGATCATCAATAATTATTTTATTATTTTGTATCTTTTTTTGCATTTTCTTTAACCTTATTCATAATATCTGTTGTTGAAAATCCTTGCACGATAGGAAATATTTTTACTTCAGCAAGTTCATTTCCAACTGTTGTTTCAACTGTGTAATCACCACCTTTTACAATCACGTGTGGTTTGTGATGTTGTATTGCTTCCAGTGGAGTATCTTGGTCAAATACAACAACTTGATCTACCCAAGGCAGTTGCAATAATTGTTGTTCTCTTACCCAAGCATTATTAAATGGTCTATCATCACCTTTTAATCTTTTAACACTATCATCAGAATTAATACCAACTATCAATTTATCTCCTTGTTGACTTGCAAACTTTAACAGTTCAAAATGTCCTTTGTGTAAAATATCAAATACTCCATTAGTCCATACAACTTTATCTTCAATATCTTTGATATCAATAATTGATACACCTCTTTTTTGAATTATTTTTTGTGCTCCTTTCACAGCAAGTTCACAGCAAGTAAGCATATCTTTAAATGGAAAATAATGTGCAATCACAGCCAATACAGAATCACCGGCTCCACTAACATCAGCAATTTCCACTGTTGTTCCTTTTACTTGTTCATAAGAATTTTTTGTAACAATATGAATACCATTAGAACCATCAGTAACAATAAGCCAAGTCCATAAATTTTTTTCACAATGCTCTTGGGCTCTGTTAACATCAAATGTTCCAAACCACGATTCATATTCTTTCATGTTTGGTTTAACCAAATATGCTCCTTTGTAAGTGCTAAAGTCTTGTTTGGGATCAACAAAAACTTTTTTACACTTTTCCAAAATTTTTTGCACTGTGTCTTTTTTGATTACGCCTTTTGCATAGTCACTTATGATAACAGTGTCGTTTGATTCTAAATTTTCTAGTAGTCTTTCAACTGGTAAATTATTGGGATAATTTTCTTCTTTATCAATACGTATTAAATGTTGTCCATTCTGTCCTATTATTCTAGTTTTGGTAGTTGTGTATTCACTGTCTTCTGTTACATAAGACTTCACAGCATTTTGCATTAATATTTCTTGTATTTTATGCCCTGGGGTGTCGCTACCCACGGATCCATAAAGAGACGTGTGTGTGCCCAAATTTGACAGGTTTAAAGACAGATTTCCAGCGCCTCCTACGTTGTATTCTTTGCTGGATTCTTTTACAACAAGCACAGGTGCTTCAGGACTGACTTTTTGGCAGTCACCATTTACCCATACGTCTAACATTATGTCACCAATAATTTTAATCATCTAAAAATTTTAATATTTTAAAAACAGTTTCTAATTTTGTTTGGTTTACTTTTGATTGTAACGTTTTTCTTAAACCTTGGTGTAAAGGCTTGGGCCAATGATTAAAAGTGCACCATGCAAATCCGTCATGTTCTTTATTAAGTTTTGGTAAAAATTCTGACCCTACTACACAAAGATAAGTGTGGTACAAAAATGCTTCATCATTACTGATAAAAGTTTCCATTGGGATTGTTTTAAGTATTTTAACGTCACCAATTTCTTCTTTAATTTCTCTTTTCAGTCCAGTCCAAGCCAGTTCGTTAGTAGTCATACCTCCTACTAATCCCCATACTCTGTTTTGTTTGCTCTGTGTTCTGTGTAGCAGTAAAAATCTATTTGTTTCCTTAGAATAGAATAATGCACCGCACCCAATAATCTTCTCGGTCATACAGTTAATTATTTAGAGTTGAATTTGCCAGGTTCCTTTACGATATTCACCTTCAAATGACAACAGCCATTGTTCACCTGTCCACTTGTATTGTATTCCGGTATTTAAATTGGTAATGAATTTGGTTGTGAAGCCTTCACTGTCTTTAAGATTTGCACTTGCATCAAACAGCACAGTCCATGTAGATCCATTCCATTCCACAATGTCATTCTCATTCATGTCTGTTAAAGAGTCGTTAGTATTTTTCCAAGCATCTGCGTCATTGTTTACGTCTGCTAATAACAATAATCTAGCACCTGTCTGTTTAATATCTGTTGGATTAAATTTTGTTGGATCAATTATGTAATCCACTGTGCCTCTAGCAGTAACTCCTGTGATCACTGTATCAGTAGGAATAGTGTCTTCGTCCCAATTGATTATAAGTTGTGTTTCATTTAATTCGTTTACTGCAAAAGTACCACTTACTCTTGTGTTAATGTCTTGTCTATTAAGTAAAATCTGACTCAATCCTGCACTGTATTTGCCTGGCAAGGTTCCTAAAATTTTGTTCCAATTGACAGCACCTGCGACACCTTTGTCAATGATTTGTGCAATATTATTCATAACCAATACATCATATCCAATAGCAGTTGTGGCAATTACAGCATCAGCATCTTCTTTAGTAGTTGCACTTTTATCAATGCTTCCATCTGCATTTGTTGTAATTGTTGACTTAACACTTTTTGCATAATCATCTGAATATGCTTGAAGTTCTGGCATTGATTCTCCTAAATCAATATTGCCTGTTTTTTCATTGTATATACTTGCAATAATTTGTGTGACAACTCCTAACTTTTTAACTTTAGTTGGTGGCGAAATGTATATAGGTGTTGTAAAGTTTAATGTTGCAACATCTATTTCTGATTCTGTGCCTGTTGGAATACTTCTATTACTAAAATTAATATTTGCAATTTCTACCACACTTAAACTTGTCCAATCCACATAGTTGTCAGTTGTTTGTATTTCTAAACTAGGATTAAACAACATTAATATTTGTTCCATAATTTGTAATTTTTGTTCTGTGTTTGTTGTCCATAAATCTACAGCAACACTCAATGTGTACGGCGTAGGCATCAGTCTTTCCACAGTGTAATTTTTGCCTTGAGTATTCAAGTATTCATTATTATCTTTATCGTATGCACGTTCTCGTAAATGCACTTTACTCACATATGAAGCATCTGCCAATCTATTTCTGTCTAATTCAAGATTTGTTACATACACGCCCATTCTAGGTGCATTCATTATTTTATTTTCTGAGTTATCTCTCATAATATGGGCAACTTGTCTTGTGATATCACCATACATTACAGGTATTGTACGCAAAGCACCATCACCGTCTTGGTAATTGAAATTACTCATCAATCTCACTATTTGTGTGATGTATCTTCTTATTTGTCCATCATAAAAAAATTGCATTAATCTTTACCTTCTATTGCTGTACCTTTAAATGGATCAGCACTTGTATCTCTGTTGTCTTCGTTAAATTTATCACCTGTTGGTTCATAATATGTTCTGACCTTGCCCATGTATGACTTTGTTACTTTTTTAAGTCCTTGTGGCTTGGCAGTGTGAGCCATAGGAATTCCAGCAAAACCAAATAATTCTCTTATTTTCATTAGTTGTCCGCCTGTGGTCGTAGTGCTTTAGATAAACTTTGTCTTTCTGCCTGCCTATCTGTGTAAAACTCTACAGTCCAATTACCATCAAAAGGTATTTTTTCTTGTACATCGCTTATGATAGGTAATGTTATATAAACTTTATTGTTAGATGATGTAATTAAACCTGTATGATCTGCTATTGTGTATGTAATTTCTCTAGTATCTAATTTTAATAACAAGTAATTTGCTGTTACTGGAAAAGATATCGTTGTTGTAATTGTTGTTGCATCTTTTACCAATGTTACCACATCAGTGGCAACTTTGCCTGAGAATACATAATTTTTATTATTAATAAATTTAGTTTTCATAGTATTTCTTGTATCTGTATTTGTCAATGTCATACGCAATGAGTCTTCCATTTTGACCCAACGTTGTCCATCATATCTAAACAATCTATTAGGCATGAAGTCTGTACGTAAAAAATAATCGCCTTTAACCGAACTTGTTGGAAATGAAATACCATGACCAAAAACTTCACCATTTGGTGCAAGTCCATCACCTAAAAGATATCCATCATATCCTGTTCTTTCTGGAGTTTGGTCAACTCTATCTGCTA